GGTCGAAAACGGACATTTGATGCTAGGGCAGCACTTCCCACCAATCGGGCCATTGTACCTTGTGAGGCAATCGCGTTGCTCGAACGACCGTGTCCTGTTGCTCGTGATTGAGGCGCTGAGCGCCCAGGCGAGCCAGCGCCGCTTCCACCAACCAGGGTTCGAGCAGCATTCTTGTCGTGTCGCGATAGCGGTCGAGCTTGGTCGCCATTCGCAAGGGTTCGAGCGCACAATTCACGCTTCCTGGAGCGACGCACTTGTAGACGATGACCTTGACGAGATCGTCGGGATCGCTGTGCCGTGCGCGTGCGTCCTCGATCGCGGCCATGGCTGCTCTCGCAGCGGCGCTGTCACCCTCGAGACCGCGCTTGGTTGTGTGCAGCAAGAACGCCTCGGCGGCGGTGAGGCGGCGCTCGCGGCCATCCTCTCTCACGGTCACCATCTGGCCAAGCACGGTCTCGTAAGGCGGACTTCGCTTGCTCCCGCGCGGTCGCCCGCGAGGGTTGCCGCTCTGGCCCTTCTGAAACCGAGAGGATGCTGGCGCCCTCCCGTAGCCCACGTCGTAATCGCGCTCGCCTGGACTGGTCATTGGCGCAGGCTCGCTGGCCATTTCAGCGTGTCGGCATCACGCGTGCAGCGATTGATTTCCGAGATATCCTTTTCGTCGATATTCTTACTTCCGCTTCGGCTCAGCGCTGCCTGAACCGCCCAGGGCAACAGCTTGTAGTGCTTGTACCGATCGCCGCCCGCTTCCTCGCGCTCGAGGTCCCGTTCGGCGATTCCAAGCAAGAGCATTGCCTCGCAATGATTGTCGGGCACCGCTCGCTCCATCCGGACTTCGACAGCGAACGGCTTCCTGGCCGGAGCTTTGTCGGCCAGCCATTTCTCACGCTTGGCGATCATCTTGAGGACCTCGCGGCGGGCTGACCGGTTCCCGGCGAGCGCGTCCTGATAGGTCTTGTGCTGCAGCGCTTCCTCGACGGTGAGTTCGTGAATCTTGCCGCCGATCGTGACCGCCAGGCTCTTCTCCAGCACGACCTCGAACGCGGAAGGGTTGCGCTCCTTCGCCTTGCGCGGCCGACCCTTCGGGTTGCCGCTCTGGCCTTTCCGGAACCGGTGCTCGGCGGGCGGAGCACTCCGCCTGCGGCCGCTCAATCCGAGCTCCGCGTGATCAGCTGCGGAGTGCCGCCGGTCATCGTTACCCAGCGCTCGATTGCGACGTCGACATAGGCAGGATCAATGTCGATCCCCCGAAAGCGCCGACCGCACCGCTCGGTCGCGATCAGCGTCGTTCCCGAGCCGAGGAAAATGTCGAGGATCAGCTCGCCGCGGCGCGTGACGTCCTGGATAGCGTCGGCGACTAGCTTCGCCGGCTTGACCGTCGGGTGCAGTGCGAGATCCTCGCTGCGACTGCCGGCAAGCGAGTTTACCGACGCATAGTCCCAGACATTGGTGCGGTTGCGTCCATGCTTGCCAAGTTCGACCGCGTTGAAGTGCGGGGCATCGCCGACCCTGTAGACAAACACGAGTTCGTGTTTGGAGCGGTAGAGCGAGCCCATGCCGGCATTGCTCTTGTTCCAGACGCAAAGGTTCAGGAGGTTGCCGTAGATCTCCTTCGCGACCGCGGACACATCATCCATGTGACGCCAGTCCATGCAGATGAAGTGAACGGCCCCGTCGCATGATACCTCTGCAGCGGCCCCCAACGTCTCGGCAAGAAAGGTCCGGAACGCCGCATCGCTCATCTCGCCCGAGGCCATCGCGAACTCGCGATGCCGACCCCTGGGGTTGGCGTGGCCGTTGATCTTCACATTGTAAGGAGGGTCGAGAAAGGCCGCATCGATCTGCTCGCCCTCGCCAACGACGGCCTTGAGAAAGCCGAGGTCGCGGCTGTCGCCGCAGCCGATCCGATGCTCGGCGAGCTGCCAGATATCGCCAAGTCGCGACCGCGGCTCGCGTGGGAGGTCCGGAATGACGTCATCGTCGGGATCCCCGTTGTCGTTGAGGATCACGTCAAGCTCGCCGGTGGAAAAGCCCGTGACGGTCAGATCGAAGTCTAGGTCGAGCGTCCCGAGCTCGGCGAGCTCGACCTTGAGCACATCCAAGTCCCACCCGGCGCTGAGCGCGATCTTGTTGTCCGCTATTCGGAGCGCACGCTTTTGAGCATCGGGCAGGCCCTTGATTTCGATCGTCGGCACCTCGGTCAGGCCCATCGCCTTGGCGGCGAGCAGACGGCCATGACCGGCGATCAGGGTAGAGGTCTCGTCGATGAGGATCGGGTTGCTGAACCCGAACTCGCGGATCGAGGCGACGATCTGCTCGACCTGACGCTTGCTATGCGTCCGTGCATTGCGCGGATCTGGTTTGAGAGACTCAGGGGAACGGTAGCTCACCGAGAGCGGGCGACTGGCGGCTGAAGCCGCGGACTGGGGCGCGTTCATGTGCGCGGAACATTAGCCGAACATCGCGAAAAAGTCGAGCAATAGCAGCGTTCTGACTGGACATTTTCTGTGGATAGAGCGTCAGTCGTCTTCGCCCGGCGAGCCGGGCTTGTCCTGGTAGCGGCGGAAGCTGGTTTCCGCCGCCTGACCAGGAGACAAAACATGGCAAAATCCACCGGTACTCCGCGGGCTAAGCCCGCGGCGAAAAAGACGTCCAAGCTCGAGAAGGTGGCGACACTGCTCAAGCGCCCTGACGGCGCCTCGATCTCCGAGTTCATGAAAGCCACCGGCTGGCAGCAGCATTCGGTCCGTGGCGCTCTTGCCGGAACGCTGAAGAAGCGCGGGCATGAGATCAGCTCGGACAAGGTCGACGGCGTTCGCCGCTACCGGATCGCGAGCAAGGCATGAGTGACGAAGTCACGCGCGACGTCCAAGCGCTCGAAACGATGGACCTCGAAGGATTGCGGGCAGTATGGCGGGCCAGGTTCGGCCCGCCACCGAGGCTGCGCTCGGTGCCGTTCCTGAGGCTCGCGCTTGCCTGGCGCATCCAGGCCGCGGCCTATGGCGGGCTCGATGCAGAGACACGACGGCGGCTGAAGGGCAGGGGTCCCGTCCAGGTCGAGGGCCTGTCGCTCGGGGTCGGCGCGCGCCTGCGCCGCGAATGGCAGGGCCGCATCATCGAGGTCGAGGTCGAAGAGCGCGGGTTCCGTTACGACGGCAAGGTCTACCGGAGCCTGTCGGCGATCGCGACGCAGGTCGCCGGCAGCCGCTGGAACGGTCCGCGCTTCTTTGGCCTGCGTGAGGCGAAACAATGAAGCCTGTCAGGCGCTGCGCGATCTACACCCGCAAGAGTTCCGAGGAAGGCCTCGACCAGGAATTCAACAGCCTCGATGCGCAGCGCGAGGGTGGCGAGGCCTACGTCAAGAGCCAGGCGAGCGAGGGCTGGCGGGTACTGCCTGAGCGCTACGATGATGGCGGGTTCTCCGGCGCGTCGATGGAGAGGCCGGCAATCAAGCGTCTGCTTGCGGATATCGAAGCAGGGCAGGTCGACGTCGTGGTCGTTTACAAGATCGACCGGCTGACCCGCAGCCTCGCCGATTTCGCGCGGATGGTCGAGCTGTTCGACCGCAAAGGCATTAGCTTCGTCAGCGTCACCCAGGCGTTCAACACCACGAGCAGCATGGGCCGGCTTACTCTCAATGTGCTGCTGTCGTTCGCCCAGTTCGAGCGCGAGGTCACGGGCGAGCGCATCCGCGACAAGATCGCCGCGTCCAAGGCCAAGGGTATGTGGATGGGTGGCGTACCGCCGCTCGGTTACGATCTGCCACTCGACAAGAGCCGGACGCTCGCGGTGAATGAGGCCGAGGCGGAGACCGTACGGTCGATTTTCCGTAGTTATCTCGAGCTCGGCTCGGTCCATGCGCTCCAGCAGCATCTGCTCGATCTGGGCATCCGATCTAAGCAGCGAGTGACGAGGGGAGGCCGGAGCGTCGGCGGCGAGCCGTTCAGCCGCGGAGCGATCTTCTATCTGCTGCGCAATCGGATCTATCGCGGCATGATCGTTCATAAGGGACACGCGCACGCGGGAGCACATGTGCCGATCGTTGATGGCAAGTTGTTCGATGCGGTTCAGGCAAGACTTGTGAGCAAACGCACTGAACGTGCCGAAACCCGCCGCGAACGCTTAACGCAAGCGCCTTTGACAGGTCGGTTGTTCGACGCTGACGGCCATCCGATGAGTCCGACGGCTTCGCGTGGGAAGAGCGGGAGGCGCTATCGCTATTACGTGTCGGCTCCGTTGCAGCAGGGCATTCGGACTGTCGATGATGGCGATCAAATCAGACGGGTGCCGGCCGAGCCACTTGAGCGATTGCTTCGGACGATCCTTCAGAGGCTCGCGCAAGCGAAAGGGCCCGATGCTCTCGCGATTGTCCGGCGCGTAGAGATTCACGCGCACACGCTCGAACTTCTTCTACCGCTCGAGGTCCACGCCTGTGTTCGACGCAATCTGCGCGACCACGAACATTTATTCACCGACGAGGATAGCATTCGCATCGTCCTGCCGACGAGGCTCCGCTTTCGCAGCGGGAACACTTGGGTCGATGGCGCGATTTCCGCTGTGCCGCGGCTGGATAACAAGATGATCAAGGCATTGCGTACTGGCCACTCGCTCGTGGAACCGGGTGCAGCGATGTTTCCCGCTCCAGCTGAATCCCCAGCTTCTCCGTACCTACGCCGGCTGATCCGCCTGGCGATGCTGGCACCCGATATTCAGCAGGCGATTGTCGACGGTCGACAACCTGCTGGAATCACGCTCGAGCGGCTCACCAGATCGACAATTCCTTTGCTGTGGCTTGAGCAGCGGAGACTGTTTGGCTTCCATCAAATTGACTTGCGCCGTTCAGTCATTGCTCGTTGACTGGAATGCAAAGCCTGCAACGGCCAAGCAAGCGCCGTGCTGTTACATGTGGCTGGCCCAGCTGATACACCCACGGTTGAGCCGGCCTAATGTTTTCAAGTGGTTAGGGGAGTTGGCGCGATAGTCCTCTCTTGGACACCCTGTTCAACCAAGTTCGACGCCGCTGATTGGCTGAATTTGAAAGCTGTTCCTAAGGAATCTCCTAGCTGTTCCGAAGAATAACAGGAAGGGCTCGTTCCAGCACCGTAAGCGGTTGGAATCTCGTATATATTCAAGCACTCGCCAACATTAGTTGTGCGCCCCCGCCTGCTCCTCGTCGTAAACACGCCAAAATTCCCTGTTCATTCGTAACCGAACCGATGGTCCTTCACGCGGAGACACGGTTAGAGTTCCATGCCCTCGCAGCCGCAAATTCGGCTTCAGATATTGCACGGTGAGAGGCAATCGAGGCGAATTGCCGCGTCAATTCCCGCAGTTATCGGTGCGGGATTCCAGTAGAGAATAGTGCGACGGGTGAATGGCGGAG